TTATTACATATCGATTAAAGAAGGTGAATTACAACCATTCACTGATGATACACATTGGTCACTCTTTCCAAAATATACCCCACCGATTCCCAACGGTCCCTTTCGAGGTGAATTTACATCTGAAGTTTTATATAACATAGGAGATGTGATTTCATTTTCAGGTGGGTACTTTTTTGCAATCCGTAAATCCATAGCAGTTTACCCGACTTTTAAAAACTTGAATACGTGGACACCGGTTTTGAACTATAAACCGACTCAACCGACTGTGGGTACTCTATTCATAGGTACCCCAGATTACTTTAGGTTCCATAACGTCCCCACCGGGTCAGTGGCTTATTATAATTCAAACTACTATCTCGCACTTAAAGACATGCCTGGAGATCACCCCAATTTCAAAGACGCCACCAAATGGAAAATATGCACCTTCACACCACCTTCACCCGTGGTATACCGGGGGTTATTCGACCCCAAGAGTTTGTATACTCAAGGGGATACAGTGATTGCTTCGGATAATAATTACTACGTAGCTTTGGATACAATAAATCCAGGTGAGACGGAACCTTTTATCAATTGGGGTTTGTGGGTGCCATGTTTGGATTACACCGTGAGTGCGTCACCCACATCCACACCCACTGAACCACCTCACATTGTTCAAACTCTCACCGACAACAAAAACACTCGATTCTATAAACTGAATGACAACAACTATTACACGGTGGATTCTCTTGGGTTGTATCACAAGGTGAATTTATCCTCGAATAATTTAACAATAGTCAACGGTGACCTGTACCCGGTTCCAAATTCAAACATATTCGATTGGGAACCCAAAGAACCCGATTCTTTATTCGTTGATGACCCTGAAGTATCCGAACCCATACGAGTTTTAGCAACCGGGGCTGCTATCGGGTTGTCCGCAGTTGGTCCACAGGAAAGATATCTCTTTTCCGAATTTACCGATTGGACCCCAAATCTTCTCCAACACACCAACTTTTCCATCTTTCAAAAGGTGATTCATTTAACCAGTGGACCCTTTTTGAACAATATAGTAAACTGTGAAATAGTTCCGGGTGAATCCGGTGATCTCATAGGTCAAATGTACTTAAAGTGCACTCTTCCATACAATATAAATTTGATAGACCGTGTAGGGGTTGCGTTGGTGGACAAATATGAACTATATTTTGACAACATATTGGTTGATACATATGATTCTGATTGGTTCACAATTTACAACGAACTTTTCTTGAGCGCCGATGAGATACTTGCACTCGAACCAATGATAAACGGATCTGATTTATTGATACCGATGCGTTTCTTCTTTTGTAATAACGAACAGAGATATCTTCCCTTGTGTGCCATGAAGAACCAAAAGGTGTATATTCGAATCTACTTTAACCCTGGGTCATGGTTCACAGATTATGCAACTCCATTTGATTTGACAAATGTCAGCATCATTTATGATACAATATTCTTAACCAAACAAGAAAAGTTATATTACACAAGCACGCCAATCACTGTGAATATTCCCAAATACTATAGAGAGAGTCCCATTGATTTTACAAATGCATATGCCAATATAAACTTGACTGCCAACTTTAACGTCTCTATGATAATATGGTTTATCAGAAACAAGGCGCAATATACATATGATTATAGAAAGAGGTACACATATGGATACATAACCGATCTGGTGCGCTCATACACCACATATACCGACTGGCGAGGGAATACGAAATATTATCAACAAGTTTTCAATAATCTACAAATTTTTATTCAAAATGCAAACATCGTTTCTGGCATCAGAGATGATCTTTACTATGCGTATCGTCAACCCATGCAACACGGATTGTCCGTACCGGATAAAAATTTATACATTTACTGTTTCGGTGATGATATAAAGAGCCCTACCAATAACGGTTTCATAAACTTTTCAAAATACCCGAGCAAAACCACAAACATGATTATAACATTCGACGACAACTTGAGTGCCGAATTGGTTAAATTTTTTCAACTTTGGTTTTATTATTACGGAGTCACTCAACTGGTATTTTCTGGGGGGTATGGCACTGTTGTTTCAGTGCAGTAACTATTCCATTCTTTATGCACCATCTCAGAAAATTGAGTTGGGCGATGGTTGTCACGAGACCTTTGTACTCGATTCTCTCCATTCGACAGAATGGGTCAAAGAGTTTTTTCGAGTATCCATTTAAACAGGATTTATACGCAATATTCACATGAAGTTTAGATCCTGACGGGGTGTCAAGAACCAGATGTTTATTTTTGGTTACAAAAGATTCCAACTTTCTCATGGAAACTTGTTGATTCATGAGAATGTTTCTGAGTTGTTCAAAGTTTTTCTCCTCTTGGAAAAACTCGTCAAGTGACTTGAGAAGAATCTCCGTCTTCGACATTTATTCTCTTTGCTTTGGAATTCTTTAATCCCTGAAGAAATGGGGAATTCTCACTCGTTTCAATCTTGTACGCCTTTCTTGGGGGTGGAGGTTTCTGAGACTCGTGACGTTTACAGTACCTTTCAGCCCCCTTTGTTTTGTTTTTGCACTTGCATCCATTTTTTAAAACCCCACAACATATATTGTTTGGCGCATCACTCACACCAGTTTTCATAGTTGCTACATCTTTCAGTAAACTATCAAAACTAATCTTATAAGAGTCTGAAATCATTTTTAGCACATTACCCATCCTCTCGTGAACCCTTTGCTCAATCTCTTGTTCAATGGCATTTTGAATCTCGATCGATAGCATTTATTTATAGGCATTTTTATTTTTTAACAAAGAACTCGGTAATTTTCCTCGTCTTGGCTTTTTCAAAAATGTTTGCGTGGCTTCCAACGTGAGGTTCCAAGAGGTCACAGATTGGTTTCTCCAATTGGTGTTCAAAGTAGTACACGTAATCAATCGCAATCTTATTCTCATGGGCCCACACCGGATCTTCCGCCTTGTCAGAGAGTAACTTTTCGTTGTTTTTGATGATGATGAATGGGACCCGAGTGCCAACCTGGGGCTCCGAACCAGGATTTCGTTGCTTCATCTTTTCAACCACGGTGACGTGTGGCATCTTCGTTTTGTAATCATCACCTCGATAACTCTTTGTGATGATCAATTCTCTATTTTCAATCTTTCCACCCAAGAGATCCTCCTTGGCGCGTTTTGCAATCTGAATGGCAACACTCGGGTCACTTGACTCCATGGTCGCATCCAGAATCTCGGTGAGTATCCTCCTCGCGTAGGGACAAGAGTCCCTCCTCACAGTCTGGAGACCCTTCACGTCAAGTTTGTCCTTGCAGTGCATCTCCCCGTCGGCACCTTGTGTCCACATCTTGGCTGCGTACCTCTTTTTGGAGTACAGGACGTATGGGTAATAAACCTTTTCGAGTTCCAGTTGGTTTGGGTTCGGGAAGAGTTGTGTAATTTCTTTTGAAGCCTTGACACCAAGTTCCCACGATTTCTTAATCTTCTCCTCCACAGTTCCCTCCACAGCAAATTGAACCATGATAGAATCCGTGTCACCATACCTCACCTTTGCACCGGGAAAGTGTGCTTCTACGTAATTCTTAGACTCCTCAATCATCTGACGACCCCTCATAGTCACACTCGAAGCAATTGCAACCTGTGGCAAGATACCATTCGTGGCTCCAGTAAATCCATACACCGAATTCATAGAAATTTTATACGCCAACTGTTGACCGTTGTAAATTTCATACATCTCCGGTTTAGAAACCATGAGCGCCTTGGCATTTTTACGATATTTTTTGAGATTCACCAAGATGTGAGGCAAAAGACTTTCAGTTGGTTTTCCATCCATCTCGGTTGCAAATGTGTACTCCCCAAACGTCTCATATTTTACATTGGGGAGTCCCAGATATTTCGGATCGAGAACGAGGGTCGAATAACAAAGATTGTGAGCACACATGATTGAAGGGTACAGAGATGCAAAGTCAAGACCCGTGATTGGTTCGTAATAAGCACCGGTTTGAGCTTCGAGAACCGTCGCCCCTTGATACCCACTCTGCTGATCCTCCGTCTTTTTGAGAACCGGAATCATGAAACCCAAGATGCGCGCAGCTTGTGCCATCTGAGAAAACACTTTGATTTGTTGCCCCCTTTCACTCAGAAAAGACAAGGGAACCCAACACGCCTTGGCCATCTCCACCAGATTTTGGAAAAGTGACAGTTTCTCAGAGATGGCGTGTGGGAGTTCGGTATCCTTGAGACAATATTCCGCCACCTCCTCAAGTCCCACTCCGGTGCGAAACCTCGAAAAGATTTCGTGAACCGGCATGTCATTTTTTTGATCATTCAACACAATCTTGGATACGTTATTCAAACTGAAACTTTCAAACTTGTGCTCCCTCTTCACCTCGTGATACATGTCAAAAGTGTACCGTCCCAGAATTCTCATGATTTTTAAGGTGTTGTTTCCGAGAGCACTCGAAGAAAGATTCTTGATGTTCATCTCCACCCCGGTGTCAAAGAGACGACCCAAGACAAAGTCTCGACATCCACAGAAAACCATTCGGTTATAAATGTACTCCAAGTCAAATCCGAATATATTCCACCCAGTAATGACATCCGGGTCAATCTTTTTGAGGTGCTTCACAAAAGCCTCGAGCATCTCCTTTTCGGTTTGGAATTCGGTTTGGACTCCAAAGACCCTCTTGTCAATATATTCACCCTTTGACTTGGTAGTCACTGCAATCTGAAAACAGACATCAGACTCCTTTTTCGAATCGGGAAACTGTCCATTTTCGGAATAACACTCAATATCAAGAGACATGATTTTGAATGGAGCCATCAAGTCACAATCAATTGGAGAAAGATCTTTCCAGTCGGCAGTCAGATCCACATCACAAGATGATGACGTGGAGACATTCAGGGATCCGTTTGAAACTCGAAGCCATCCGGTTGAATTGATCCCGGTTCGGTGCATAAACCTCAAAACCGGATCCAAGTTTCCTTCGTAAAGACGCCCCTGGTACCGTTTTTGTGACATGCGAAATTCCTTGAGTGTATCAAACTCCATCTGGGTAAAATAATGTTTGGCACCGGCTTGAAATCCCCATAGATCCTTTCGAGAGACAACCGGTCTCCCGCCTCCCAGATTCCCCTTGACAAAAAAATAGGGTTTCCAAGGAACTTCAAGGTGAACCGATTTTCCATCCATGGTTCTTCCAAAGATGTGGATCACGAACTTGCCCAACTGTGAGCAGTTGTCCGTCTCGTCCCTCCCTTCCCATGATATAACCTGAAACTCCATTTATATACCAGTGACTCATTTTCTTAAGTTTAAAAAAATCAACCTTCATAATAAGAATGGAGTGTGATATATGTGCTTCAAAAAGAAACTCATTTGTGACGTGTAAAAAATGCGAATTTAAATCATGTGTAAAGTGTACCAAAACTTTCATCTTGGATCCAAGTCGACCGATGAGAGCTTCTTGCATGTCTTGTAAAGTGGAATGGACAAAGAAGGATCTTGTTGACAATTTCAGTATTGGATTTGTAACCGGTTTGTACAAAAATCATAGGGAGAATATTCTCTTTGAATTTGAAAAGGCTCTTTTACCCGAGACGATTGAATTTGCTCAACGTGTAAAAAGAACCCGGGAGTTGAATAAAATTATTCAAGAGTGTGATAGAGACATTATCATTACAACTCAACAATTTGGGTACCCGGTGAATAATCAAGCCACTATCGAATTCAATCTTTCAATCATGGATGAGATTCACCGTTTGAAAAAGAATAAATATGTGGCTGAGATTGGACTTGGTAATATGGATATGGTTCGTGTGAAGAAATCATCTCAAACTGTTGCAAAGAGATATTTTCCGTGCCCTGATCAAGAGTGTCGTGGGTTTGTGTCGGTTACAGATTGGAAATGCGCAATTTGTAACATTCAGGTGTGTGAGCACTGTTTGGAGAAGAACAACAACTGCTCGCAGTTGGGCAATGAGACGAATTTGGGCAGTGAAGAACACACATGCAATCCAGACACTGTTGAGACTATAAAACTCATGAAGTCCGATTCGAAAAACTGCCCCAAGTGCATGGCTCTCATCTATAGGATTTCGGGGTGCCCTCAGATGTTTTGTACATTGTGCCACACCGCATTTGATTGGGTTACTGGAAATATTGTGGACAGGGGTCACTTACATAATCCACATTATTTCGAATATCTTAGAACACATGCTAATGCAAATCTTCCGGAAGTTCAGGAGTGTGGAGCTCATATTGGATACAGTTCATTTTTGAGAAGGTATCCAAAGGCTGGGACAGATACTGTCTTGGCTAAAATTTAT